CGATCGCGGCCATCGCGAGCGAATCCGCCGGCGACGTGCCCTGCTCGCTGGGCGGGATCGCGACGGGGGAGAGCCCCACCGCGCGCCGGCACTCGTCGACGTTGCGGCGAGTGGTGCGCTGGCGCGTGAGCACGTCCGCGAACACGAGCGCGACCGACGCCCGGCTCGCCGACGCGTCACCGGACGCCGACGCGACCGCGACGGTGATCGCGGCGATCGTGCCGTTCCCGACCGTGCCCGGCCCGGTGGGCGAGCTGCCCATGCCCAGCGGCACGCGGAGCACGTTGCAACGCTGGGCCAGCGTCGCGAGCGCGTTCATGACGGTGTCCGCGGCCGCGTTGATCGAGGCCGCCGTCGCGCCGCCGGCCGTGCTCGTGTCGGCGGTGGGAGGGACCGTGACCGTGCCGATCGCCACGCCCGGCGTCCCGCCCGAGCTGTCGACCAGCGGCGGCGTGCCGAGGAACCGCGCCTTCGCGCGCGCGAGCTCCTGGAGCAGCGCGATCACGATCGACCCGAGCGCGTTGCGGGCCGAGCCGACGAGATTCGCCAGGCCATCGAACAGGCCGGCGGTGACCTTCCCGGTGAGATCCGTTGCCATGGCGGCTTAGCTCCCTTGGCGAGCGAGGACGGGGGTGGGCTCGGGCGCGACCTCGACGAAGCGGCGCCGCAGGATGTGCTCGGCGAGCATCCGGTCGTTCGTCTCGAGCACGACCTCGTGGCGCGGGTTGAAGCGCTGCCCGCGGCGGTTCTCCTGGGACAGCGTGTAGACCGCACCGCCGTAGTTGACGGTCAGCGTGCGCCGGCTCGTCTCGTCGCGCGGGCCGAGCAGGCCGAGCCGGAGCCGGAACGGGCCGACCGCCGGCAGCGCCGCCTTCACGCCGACGAGCTGCGACTCGGCCGTGCGGGCGCGGTCCTCGGCGACCACGGCGCGGGACTCGGCGTCGAAGCGCGCCGCTTCGGCCGCGGCGGTCTCCTCGGCGCGGACCTTGAGCGCGTGCTCGGCCTCGAGTCGCAGGCGGTGCTGGAGGTCGGCCTCCTGCTTGGCGGCCTGGCGCTCGGCCTCGAGCTGGGCCTCGCGCTCGCGGGCGAGGGCGAGGTCGGCGCGCAGGCGCTCGAGCTCGTTGTCGGGGGACGGGGCGCCGTCGTCGTCGTCGCGCGGCGCGCGATCGTCGAAGGCGTCCTGGAGCAGCGCGGACTTCTTCCGGGGGTTGGCCATGGGCGGGCTCTCCGCGTGACGGTGATGGTGATCGGGTGAGCGGGCGCCGACCGGCGCGAGTGGCCGGTCGGCGCGCGAGCGGCCGTGCCTAGGCGGCGGCCATCTTGATCTCGATGCCGTTGACGACCGCCTCCGGGAACAGGAACTTGCAGCCGGTGCGGAGGCGCCAGACGAGGTCGATCGAGCCGGTCGAGGGCCGGTTGTCGACGATCACCTGCACGCCGCGCATCGAGCCGACGTACAGGTTGCGCGGGTCCATGAGCAGGGCCTTGGTCCGGTCGGCCCCGACGCCGAGCGCCTCGGGGACCATCGCGGTCGACACGAGCTCGTGGCCCTCGGCGTAGAGCGTGACGTCGCTCGACGCCTGGAAGGACATCACGTCGCCGAGCTCGGTGCCGCGCTTGCGCAGGTACGCGCGGAAGTACCGCAGCGTCTTGGGGCTGACGAAGAACATCAGCTCCTTCGAGCGCTGGAGGAACTTCGAGTCGAGCTTCATGAGCATGCCGTGGAACAGGTCGCTCGAGACCGGCGAGCCGCCGTGGTCGTAGTCGTTGGTCGCGAGCGAGAACGCGCCGTCGAAGTCGTCGATGTCGGGGTCCGTGCCGCCGAGCTCGCTGTTGAGGATCAAGTCCTCCCAGTCGAGGGCGACGCGCTCGCTGCCGAGCTTGAGCAGCGTGGCCAGGACCGCCTCGTCGAGCGGCATGCCGGCGTTCATGTTGGCCTCGATCGCTTCCTCGAGCATCTCGTACGAGGGCGACGTGATCCCGCGGTACGAGTGCGACGCGTCCAGCTCGACCGTGGTCGGCGTTGGCTTCACCTCGGTGACAGCGGCGCCCTCGGTCGCGACCGGCTTGAGCAGGCGCGACAGGTAGCCCAGCCGGTTGAGCTGGCGCTTGGGCGACTTCATGCGCGGGATCAGGTTCACCCGCTGGAGCAGCGTCGGGACCTTGAGGATCTCGGCGTGGTAGCGCTCCTCGGTCTCGGGCTGGAGCAGCCCCAGGTCGGACGCGAAGTCGGCGGTGGTGAGCGCCTTCTCGACGTCGCCCTGCGGCGAGCCGCCCTGCTGCACGCTCTTGAGCACGCGAACGATCGTGTCGAACAGTCCCATCGATCTCACCTCCCGCCGCGGCGCGGCTTCGATCCCCCGGTTAGCGATTGGCCCCGATCCATCGGCCGTGCTCGTCGTAGTTGGGCCCGTACAGAAGCGAGCGCGCGGGCCGCGCCTCGGGCTTCGCGGCGGGCGCGGGCGGCGGGTCGACCGGCGCCGCCTTGCTCTTGGCGATGGGGCGCGCGTCGACGATCGCCTGCAGCGCGGTGACGCGCTGCTCGAGCGCCGCGACCGAGTCGCGCGACGCCGGCACGGTGCGCGCCTTCTCGACCCGCTCGAGGGCGTCGAGGCGCTCGACGAACGGGGCGAGGGACTTCGCGATCGCGGCACCCAGGTCGGGCGCGGTCGGCGTTGGCGGGACGGCGGGCTTGGTGATCGGGGCCGGTGGCGTGCTCCAGTCGGGCCCGCCCTTCGAGGCGTACTCGCGGCGCGCCTCGACGACGTTGGCGAGCGTTGCCTTGCCGTCGGCGTCGAGCGTGTAGCCGGCGACCCACAGCTTGCCGTCGGCGCGGTACACGACGCGGTCGGCGTAGGTCTTCTCGATCCACGCCCACTCGTTGCTCGTCGCGAGCCGAACCGCTCCGCTCACAGCCTCGGTGATTTCGGCGAGCGACTGCTCGGCCTTGGCGCCGTCGGTCGGGTGCTTCGCCTTCAGCACGCCCTCGAGCGTCCCTAGCGGCTCGCGCTTGCCCTGGCCACCGATCGAGACGCCCTTGAGCTCGCCCGACTCGATCGACTTCCACACCGCGTCGTTGGTGATCTGGATCCCGACGAACCACGCGCCGGGTATCCCGTGCGCCGCGGTCTCGTCGACCGAGCTCTCGACGATGTGCCCGATGCGGCCGAAGTCCTTGTGCTCGACGCCGGTGCCCTCGCCGCCGCGCGCCCGGCCCTTGGCGATGTTGATGAGGAGCGAGTGCGCGGCCTTCGCGACGTCGGCCCGCGGCACGATGTCGCCCTGCCAGTCGGGTAGGTCGGGCAGGAGGGCGTGCGCGTAGACGATGCGCTGGGCCTCGTCCTTGGCGAGGAATGCGGCGCTCTTGCGGACCGACAGCTCGCCGGCGTCGAGGCTCTTGATGATCTGGAAGTGGGCCAGCTCGCCGAGGGCGGGGCGGCCGGTGAGCGTGACCTCGACCAGGTCGAGCTCGGTCAGTACCGCGAGCTTGTCGAGCGCGATCTCGAGCAGCTCCTCGCCGCCCTTCGCCACGGCGCCTGCGAGGATCCCGACCCTTACGACGCCGCCCTCGAGCACGATCGACCGGTCCGAGCCGGGGACGAACTCCCCTGCGTCGCGGACCTCGGCGCGCCAGGCGCCCGGGTCGTCGATGATGTCGCCGGCGTAGTCGAGGCCGCGTGCGGAGAGCCACGCGCGCGCGTCCTCGGGATCGTCGAGCGTGCGCTTCGACAGCTCGACCGCGCGGACGGCGAGCGTCGGGAAGCCCTTGAGGACGTCGAGCAGCTTCACGGTCATGCGCGGTCTCCGGTCGGGGGAGCGGATTCGGTCGGGTCGGCGTGGCCGCCGGTGGCCTCGCCCTCGGGACGGCCGTCGCCCTCGAGGAACACGAGACCGCCCGAGGTCTGGACCGAGGGCTTGTTGGCGAGCGGTGCGTCGCCGTCGAGGTAGGGATGGCGGCCCATCTCGACGCGGGCCTCGTTGACGGTGAGCAGTCCGGCCGCGACGAGCTTGCGGAGCTGCTCGGCCTTGGCAAGCGCCTGGCCGGTATCCGACAGGTCGAAGTCCTGGAGCTGGATCACCCAGTCGCGGATCTTCCAACCGTCGGCGACCAGGCACTCGTTGATCGCCTGCTCGAGCACGTCCTGGCGCGGCTCGATCACGAGAACCTTGAAGTCCTTCCGGGCGAGCTCGTCCGAGGACTTCCCGCCGAGCCGCCCCGCGCTCTGCACGCCGACGAGCGACGGCGGGACGCCATGCGCGGCGATCACGAGGTCGCGGTTGTTCTCGAGGTACTTGAGGAAGCCGGCGTCCTGGTCGGTGGTCTCGAGGTCCTTGACGTCGATCCGCGTGTTGTCGAGGTCGGGGTCACCCGACGTCGGCTGCGCGTACAGGATGAGCGGCCGGTGGTTGCGGCCCTGCGCGACGCTCGAGAAGTAGTCCTCGATCTCCTCGAGCAGCTCGTCCGACGGCTCGCCGCCCAGGAAGGTGATGATCTTTCGCGGGATCGTGTTGTGCCGGAAGAAGTCCGCGTTCCACGACTCCGCGGCGCGCGAGCCCTCGATCGGCACGAGGGCGGTAACGATGCTCGGGAGCCCGTAGTAGCTCGAGCTCGGGTGGTAATCGGCCAGGTGGATCAGTTCGGTCGCGAGGTCCGCGTCGGAGCTCGAGGCGACATCGCCCCGCGTGGTGAGCGGTTCGAAGTCGCCGAGGGTCTTGAAGAAGACGCGGCGCCGGCTGGCGCGGTCCATCTGCCAGAAGCCGCGCGGTTTGCCGTCCTTGCCGCGCGCGATGCGGACGTTGATCGCGGGGACGTGGTACAGCTCGACGGGCCGGCCGAGGCGGTCGCGGATGACCTCGAGGTAGCCGTTGCCGAGCGCTTCGATGTCGAACTGAACGCGGTACAGGACGTCGGTAAGCGACTGGTCGGGGTTCGCTTTGCGGACGAGGGCGCCAAGGGCGTCGGCTTCGCCGTTGGCGAGTTCAGGCGCGGCGCGGCCGGCATCGCGTGGCCTGACGAGCGGATGCGATCCGGCGGTGATGCGGGCCTTGAGCCGCACACATCGTAGGTGCCAGACGTTGTGCAGGAGCAGCGCGCCGAGCGCGTGGAAGTTGGCAGGCGGCTCGACGACGTCGCCAGCGTCGTATCGCCACTCGCGATCGGTGGTGATCCAGGCCTGACGGGAGGCCTTCAGGATCGGGTCGAGACCCCAGTCCGGCTGGGAGCACGTCCCGATCGCACGCCGCGCCTTGAAGGCGAGTCGTTGGACGGCTGGTTCCGCAAGGTCTGCGCTCACAAGCTACGTTTACCGGCTAACTCGGACGGCCGGTGGTCCCTTGGCGCTTGGTCGGCGCATGCGGAGGATGCTGCGTCTGCGGGCCCGGCGGGTAAAACTCGGGCGCCGGCTGTCGGTCAGGCTAGGAAGTCGTCGATGAGGGTGACAAGTGAACCGAAGCTCGGTACTCGCCCTCGAGCACTGAAGTAGAGCTCGGCAAAATCCAGCCGTTTCACAAGGCGTTGGACGCGCGCCCGCTGCTTTGTGTATCGCCGCCCGACGAGTCGGTAGATTGCGTCAAGCGTGGCGGCGGGTGCGTCCAGCGTCTCCACGGCCAGCGTTGCGAGATCTAGCTGCAACTGCGTTAGCACTTGTGTCGCAGTCAGGCCTGGAAGAAGTCGATAGAGGTGCCCGGGATCCGCTAAGAACCAGGCCTCAACTTCCATTACGGCAAGTATGACTTCCGGTCGGACCGGAACCGTCCTCATCTTGTAGTAGAGCTGCTTCTGAAGTTCGGGGATGTCGCCGCGCGCGGTTGGGTAGACATCGCGAAGTCCGACAATACTGGTGTAGCCCCCCGCCACGAGACTGTTGTAGTAATCGCGGATGTCAGAGGCGACGGTGTTGTCGGCACCACAATCGACCAGCAGTGCAAAGTACGGGGTACCGGTGACCGCAGCGAGCTGTATGGTACGACGCC